AGGGCCAGCTTACCTACCTATCATGGACATGGGCTGTAGACCAGCTATTGTTACAAGACCCAATGGCTGTATGGGAGTTCCCTGAGCCACGCGTCTATAACGACACGATGATGGTGTTCTGCAATGTTACTGCGCTTGGCAAAACTATGCGTATGCAATTGCCAGTCATGGATAACCGCAATGCTGCCATTGTGAACCCGGATGCACGTAAGATTAGTGACGCCACAATGCGTTGTCTAGCTAAATGTATTGCTTGCTTTGGTATTGGCTTATACATCTTTGCTGGCGAAGACCTACCGCAAGTAGAGTTTGACACTACACCATTAGTCGACAAGATTAAAACAGCTACAACAATGAGCGAGTTGCAAGAGTATTTCACAGCATCGTTGTCAGCATGCGGTAAGAATAAAGAAGCACAGGCCGTTGTGATTGCAACCAAAGATAGCATGAAAGCTAAACTAGGGAGCAAAGCATGAGCCAGCCCGAACGTTTAGAGAATTACTTAAGCACTCGGCAATCCATCACGCCATTACAAGCGTGGTCAGAGCTGGGAATTTATAGACTAGCATCATGTGTGCATATCTTGAAGAAGAAAGGGCGCAAAATAAATGTTGAACTTGTTAAGGTATCAAACCAGTTTGGCGAGTCATGTCGAGTTGCCCAATACAGCTTGGGAGAATAGCATGATTATCGCATCTCTATATGGCTTAACACCGCCCAACCAATCACAAGCAGAATCACTAGCTAAGAAGGTTGCAGCTTGCAAAGAAGCGATGGGCGATAAGTGGTTACTTGCGATACATGTATCACGGAAGGATAAAAAATGACTGAGATAATTCAAGGCACGGAAGAATGGCATGCACTACGTCTTGGTAAAATCACCGCCAGTCGCATTGCAGACGTCATGGCAACGATTAAAACTGGTGAGGCAGCTAGTCGTGCCGACTACAGGATGCAACTCGTCTGTGAGCGTTTAAATAACAAGCGTGAAGAAGGCTACACCAATCAACACATGGCCAACGGTATCGAGTTAGAACCATTTGCTAGAGCCTGGTATGAGGTGGAGAAGAATGTGTTTGTTAGGCAAGAGGCGTTCATGCAACACCCAACGCTACCGTTCTGTGGGGCTAGTCCTGATGGCGTAGTAGAAGAAGATGATGAGCTAGGGTTGATTGAAATCAAATGCCCTAAAGCTACGACACATGCAAGGACAATGCTAGAGGACAGAGCGCCAACAAAATACATGCCACAGATGCAGTTTCAAATGGCATGCAGTGGGGCCAAGTGGGTAGACTTTGTATCATACTGCCCGGAGTTCCCATTGGATTTACAATTGTTCATCAAACGCGTTTACCGGGATGATGAATATATTAAAGAGGTTGAAAGCAAGGCAGTAGAGTTCAACGACGAAGTAGAAACAACAATTCAACGATTAAAAGGAAATAAAAATGGCAGTTAAATACAACTTAGTAGCAAAGAATGGCGAATACGAAGACAAGAATGGCGAGAAGAAAACACGCTGGACAAAGGTTGGCGTTGTTATGGAGACCAAGACTGGTGGCCTAGCAGCAAAGATTGAACTGTTCCCTATGGGTTGGGATGGCTGGTGTCAACTAGCAGAACCGGAGCCAGTAGTATCAATCGCTAAAGAAGGCGCTAAAGCTAACGGCTATCAGAAGCAAGCCATTGATGAGATAGCAAGCGACATTCCTTTCTGATAATTCACAATGGGGAAAAGCATAAGCCTAGTACCCAACTACTATGGAGAACACGATGAGACCAGTAATTAAAAAGAATTTAGATACCCAGCTTAGATTTAAACTTGTAATGGATGTAGTTGGTAGCGGAAGTATCTCAGCTAAAGAAGTAATGAAGCGCTCCGGCTTATCAAGAGACCTAGCCTATTATGTATTAGCAACGCTGGTTAAAGATGGCCACCTAGCCATCACCCCAAAGATTACCAAGAAGGGTCAAGGCAGACTGAACCATTACGAGCATACAAGTATTCCGTTTATTGCAAAGACAGTCGAGGAGCTGGAGAGAATATATCCACCGGGTTACTTCTCTAAACTTCGCAAAGATAAGCGCACCACTTATGAAGTAAATGAGAAAGGCCCATACGACGACATGATTGCTGCCAATCCAAACTTGAGAAAGATAAGCGCCATGTTTGAGTCAAGACCTGAGTTGTTTAAACAAGAGAAGCGTAAGCCTGAACACCGTGGCATACCCAGCACATTCGGTATGTATAACATGATTCCATCCGGGATGATTTAATATGAGCGCACTAGACACGCAAGAAGGTGGAAGTCACTACAAGGACATGGCAATACAGCCAGTCACATTCATCGTTAAGAATAATATACCGTTCCTAGAAGGCAACGTAATTAAGTATGTGTGCCGACATGCTAGTAAGAATGGAGTGCAAGACATTGACAAGGCGATACATTACCTACAACTAATTAAGGAACTACATTATGCCGTGTAATCAAGAGTGCAACCAAGGCCGTGACTGCAATTGCGACAGAAGCCTAGACCGTTCGACAGTCGTTGTAGCAACGTTACTACTTGCAGGTATTTTGGGTATGGGCTATGGCTTTTATACGCTACTGTACCCATCAGCTAAAGGACAAGAATGTGAAATTACTTTTCAGTTCAAAGACAGCAAAGCTACCTACATAGGGAAGACTGTATGATTAATTTATTATTAGTATTGTCATTGATGAATGGCACAGACATCTACGAACCAGTTAAAATGCCAGATGGGAAAATACTTAAATGTATAACAACTGATGTTGGAACTTTTTGTTACTAGGATTTGACATGTATACACTTGAATACATATTGTGCTACAAAGAAGCGTTTGCTTTAGGAATGGCAACCGGGTTAGCAGTCGCCATCCTATATAACAAATATGTTACTTATTCATTACGTACATAGTAACTTCAAAGCCAAAGCGCATTTCTGTAGCTGCTGGTGATGTCCACATGATATAGTCCTTAATCTGTTCAAAGCAAGATTGCTTGTATGTAATAGTCTGCTTAATATTAAAGACAAACAATAGAGAAAACCATGAATTTGTAGGAGAGATAATGGTAACGACAACGAATGAAATTACTGGTGATGCAATCCTATCACGCAAGAATAACAAGCAATACGAAGATAACTACGATTTGATATGGGGCAAGAAGAACAAAGACCCTATCTGTGATGTGTGTGGCAAGAGCCTAGCATCAACTAAAGAGTGTGGCTGGACTGGATGCCCATTGAATTGGGATGAAGGCCATATAGATATTAATGGCGGTGAGTTACCTTAGCTTGCGTATCGTTCGCACTCTACCCACATAGATAAGTCTTCACCGTTAATCTTAATCATCCCGGTGCTAGTGTGTATGTAAACAGTTTGCTCATCAGCATCAACTTCTATTTCCTCTATCTCTGAGCCAAGCAGTCTATTGCAAACGTCAACCATTGAGTCATCATCTTGTGCGTAGGCCATAATTTTTCCTTTAAATATTGATTGATTGTATTACTATTTCTTTTTTTATGATATAGTTAATTGTCGGTTGCTGGAGAGCAGGTAAGTATCTTTTGCTTGTACCATTAGATAGCCGACACACTCACTCAACATCGTACAAGGATACATCATGCTTACACAGGCTGAATTAAAATCTAAACTTATATACTTTCCAGAAGAAGGCTATTTTATTAGGCTTCCATTAGGTAACGTTACTGGTTTTAATAGAAACGGTTACGTAATTATTGGAATAAAAAATCGTGAGTATAGGGCGCATCGACTTGCGTGGCTATATGTTTATGGCGCTATGCCAAATAATTTTATAGACCATATAAATGGCGACAAGACAGACAATAGAATAGCCAATTTAAGAGAAGCAACTAAATCACAAAATGGATTTAATGTTGGCATAAAATCTACAAATAAATCTGGCTATAAAAATGTAAGCTGGAATAAAGAAAAGATGAAATGGAAAGTAGCATTAAGAGTTAATGGAAAGCAAAAA